CATCTTGATAATCGTCTCTGCGTCTGTAGCCAATTTGTTCGACTCCATACGTTTCAAGAGCTTCTGTATATTGCCCTTTGTAATATTGTATCATATCCTGTGGACCTTTCAAGTACCCATATGCATTTACTAGAGATGCATATAAAAGTAAATCTTGGTATTTATTGGATATATAAGTACCCGCTGTATCTGTAGTAATACTAGTAGGTTGTTTGTTATAAGACAATGTAATATCGTATGTTTTATCAGGTGTAGGGGCCACTAACCAAAATTCTTCATCCCAATTAGCATAATATCTAGGTATATCTACATCAGCTGTCCCTGGTTCAGAATAGTATTCTGCCATAAAAGATGTATCTCTCTGTTCTAAATAAAACTGATTTCCTTCTGAATCCTTTAATTGAACATATCTAATAGCTCTTAAATCTGAAGGAATAGTTACATATCTATTACCTATAATTAAACTTGATGTTGCATAAAATCTATCTTGATCTGTATCAATTGCTCTTGAAATAGAATTTTCTGCATTAATAATAATATTTTTTAAAACTGCATCTGTAAAAACATTATCACCTACTTCTGTGTATCCTCTAATATCTGTTTGTAAATCGCTTAAACTATATGCCATATTATACTGCCTTTAAAGTTACGGGTCCTGCTGAACACCCTGATCCACCACCTTGTACACCAGATGATGTTGCATTGATAGTACTTTGAAAATAAAAATAACTAATTGGGTTTGTTAAAGAATCTGTAGTAGTTGCTCCTGTAATATTTCCGGAAGCATCTATTTTGCCCAATTGAATTGTAAAACCAGTTATTGAATCTATATCTGTTACTGCAGAAATATTTGGTATATCTGCAAAAGATTGTAAGTTAGGAGTACTTGGTCCACCTGATCCCACTCCTGTAACTTGAGGAAATCCTCTTAATCTTACAACAGAATCTGCTGATCTTTGATGGTCTTTAGAATAAACATTAACATAAGTATTACCACCATAAATAATAACCTCGAAAGGATTATTACCTAATAAAATTAATTGAGCTGTAGAATCTTTTTGAACTCTTGGATTTTGTAAAGCCTGCGGATCTGATCCAACAGGTCTTGGAGTTAATTGTGGTTGCTTTGCTTCATACTCTGAATAATGAACTAAAGATCCATTCCATTCTCTAACCATTTCAGTATATGGAAATCTTAATCCAGATCTATCTGAAATTGATAATGCTTGTTTACCTCTTGCAAAAACTCCCATTATCCTAATATCCCATCACCATAAAAAGTCTGCGGTGAAATAAATATAGATGTCCCTTGATTGTCAGCATCTAATGCTCTTAACATTTCACTTTCATATCTTCTCTCTAATTCTCCAGATCTTTCTGGTGAAACTTTTTGACTTAAATAATATGCAAGACCAGACATCATACATGGGTAAAATCTATTTACCACATCTGCTGTATTAGTGTAGGCACCTACATCTTGAATTTTTGCTAAATAATAAAAACAAAATTGAAAGTTAGCTGGAGTAACTGTACTTGATACACTTGAATTAGGTGTTGCATATAAAAAAATACTTGGATTTATTTTTCTATCTACATAATATTGTGAAGGTGTACCTTGAGTTAATTTATTTGGTGTTGCATTATAGGCAGATCTAGTCATTGATGTTATTGCGATATCTTGGGGAGCGGTTGGCGTAGAATTATTTCTATAAAAAGATTCTAATACTGAACTTACATCATTAGGAAAATTTTCAGTATCGGCCGCATAACTATATTCTGCTTGACCTAAAACTAAAGGTATTTTTGCAAGTTTTACTTTCCATAAATGAACTCCTCTATTACCCCATTCTTGAAACATAATATTAAGAGAACGTCTTGCTGATCTTAATTGATAACCAGTTCTAGTTCCTAAAGTACCTGTTCTTTCATAAGCTTCTTCTATAATATCATCTATTTGTGGATTAAATTGATTTGTTTCAGAAGTAGGTTCAACTGTTTGAGATGTATTACCCATGCCCGCGGTTGCCGAAGAATAATAAAATAATACCGGAGCGCCTACTGTTCTTACTGGAGCGACGATAATAGTAGCCTTCGCACCTGCTGTTCCAGCAGTTCCTGTAATAGTTACACCGTTGGTATAATTAGCACCTGCATTATTTGTTCCATCTTTAGTTGATGAAAATAAAAGTTGATTGGAAGTATTTGTAGAATCAGAAGTATCAAAAATGTAAGTATTACCTTCCTGTAAATATAAAACAGGAGAGACTTCTCCATTAATGAAGAATTTATTGGTACCGGAACCAAAAGCATTCTGGCCAGTGGCAACGGTGACTGTATAAGTTATAGTCGCCATTTAATTAAATCCTACGCGCCAGTAATAGTTAAAGTAACACTTCCACCTGCTCCGGCTAGATTGTAAACAATTCCATTTTTAAATAAAATACCTGAACCTGGAACATAGACTTCTAATCCTTCAGTTCCAAATTTATAAGTTGCTACTAAATTTCCTGCTGCTGCTGAACCTGCACTTGCTACATCATATAATTTTAAAGTTGATGCTGCTACTCCATACCCTTGAATAGAAGTAATTCTAGCTCTATCTACTCTAGATAAAGTATCGGCTCCTATTACTGCTAAATTTAATGTTGTTTGATCACTTGAAAATGATGCACCCATATTTTTCTCCTTTTAAAATTTGCAAGAGCTCCCGAAGGAGCTCTATTAATTATTTATTATACTAAAGTTGGTTGACCTTCACCCGCTTTACCATTGTCTACAACAGTATAAGTAAAGACACCTGTAACAGTTCCTGTTCCTGCACCTGCACCTACTGAAGCTGCGACTGTGGCATTGGCTGGAGTACCTCCGGCTACTACTAAAGCACCACCTGCACCTGCAAGAGTTCCTTTTGTAACAGAGGTTACTTCATTAAAGAAACCATCTACATCTGCTGTAGTTCCAATATCAACTGTAGAACCACCACCTGTTGATACTCCTACTACTAAAAATGAAATAGGTATAGAACCTTCAGGTAACACAAATTGTGAACCTGTTGTTGCTGATGTACCTATTCTTACTGGTGTTAATGAAACTGCAGCTGCTGCTGCATTGAATGAAATTACTTCAGACATACTTAAAACTGATGGTGTAACTCCTGATGATTTATCTTGTCCGCCGTATGATCTTACTTTTCCTTGAAACGATGTTGTTGCCATGATTATTCTCCTAGTTGATTTTACATAGTCTCTAGGCCGTCGACTATACCGCGTCTATGTAAAATATTATTTATTTATGTATAGTGCGTTATTTATATATGATTTTTGAATAGAGTGCAAGAGATCCTGTAGTAAAAGTGCGATTTTAGCGATGTAGCTTTATGTCTTAAGTAGCTACAGAAACTTGTGGAGCAGAACCTTCAATATTGTTCTGTAAGTGAGATAATCTAGCTTCTTCAAGCTTTATGTCAGTAACGATTCTTTTAATTAAATCGTCAATCTTAACCATGTCAAGAGTATATCTATTGTTATCAATATGCTCTTGTTCCCACTTCAACTCCAAGGACCTTTTTTGTTTGTATAGGTCTTGTATCATCTATAACCTCCTCATAAGTTATTCGACTAATCCCGTCATTATAACTGTTTCCGAGATTCTCCCACACTATACTGTTTTCTCCTAGTTTGTCAAGTACTGCTTTTTCTACAGATTCAGCTGTATCTTCAGCATGCTCTATATTAAATTTTGCATGATGACTATAAGCCCAGATATTTATGGAAGTTTTTTTCATTTTCACACCTTGTTATAGTTAAAAAAAGGCGACTGTAAAGCCGCCTTTTTTAAATTATTTATTATGCTCCTGGAGATCCGTAGATTCCTCTAGGGTCAGAAAAACCAAAAACGTATCTTTCTCTAGCTTTGTATCTAACATTACCAGTATCGAAGTCGCCTTCCATAGTAGTTTTGATAGGTGATCTGCTAAAGTGTTTAAGACCATTTGGAACATCAGTTTTAACGAACCATGCATCAGTGTCAGTTAGGTAATGGTTTACTGAATAACCTCCAGCTATCATTCCCATGTTTTTGATTGCATTGATATCATTATCTGCAGTTCCTGTTCTACCTGCTGTATTTAACAATCTGTCAGCTGTAAATTGCAATTGAGGTGGAATGATCATTTTCATTCCTCTCGCAGCAATTTTCAAACCTCTTTCATCTGTGAAAGCAGAAATGTCAATTATAGCTTGCTCTAGAGAAGTTTCATTTAAATCCGCAGCGGTTGCTGGTTCATTAGAGAAAGTTCCTGCTAAAGTAGGGTGAAGTTGAGAACAAAGTTCTACTCCATCACCACCTGCAAAAGCTGCAGTGAACGCATTGTTCAATACTGCCGCACCTTTTACATTTTTAGTAGACGCCATAGATCTTGCTAGAGCTTTTGTATATCTAGACGCA